CACTAAAGGTGGTTTACCGATCAAAACTCTGAACATTGCCTTGGCTGGTACTGGTGTCGGTAAATCATTGTTTATGTGTCACGTTGCCGCATCCTGTTTGTCACAAGGCCACAATGTTCTGTATATAACATTGGAAATGGCGGAGGAGAAGATCGCCGAACGTATTGACGCCAATCTACTGAACATCGACATGCAAGAACTCCAGTCGATTCCTAGACAGGACTATGATAGAAAATTCGATGCATTGAGAAGTAAAACTCATGGTAAGTTAATCATCAAAGAGTACCCAACTGCCTCGGCATCAACGCTACATTTTCGGGCACTATTGAATGAACTTCACCTAAAAAAGAACTTTAAACCTGATATAATCTTTATTGATTATTTGAACATTTGTGCATCGTCACGCATCAAACCTGGTGCATCGGTAAACTCATATTCTTATATCAAGGCTATTGCAGAAGAACTAAGAGGTTTGGCTGTAGAGTTTTCTGTTCCTGTTGTTTCTGCTACACAGACAACAAGAAGTGGTTTCTCTAATACCGATCCTGGTCTTGAAGATACTTCAGAATCTTTTGGTTTGCCTGCAACTGCCGACTTTATGTTTGCGTTGATTTCGACTGAAGAATTGGAACAACTCAATCAAATTATGGTAAAACAGTTGAAGAATCGTTACGGTGACCCAAATCATTTCAAACGATTCGTGGTTGGTATTGATCGTGCAAAGATGAGACTATATGATGCTGAGGCTTCTGCTCAAGTAGATATTGCCGATTCTGGTCAAGATGAACCTGTCAACACTTTTGGTAATCGTGAACGTAAGTTTAATTCTAAATTTGAAGGAATCAAAGTATGAGCGTAGTTGCCTTTGAGAGTAAAAAAAATAAAAACGATAAAAAACATAAAGAAAGTTTATTAGAAATTGTAGATTTTTTCCGTAAAAAAGTTGAAGAAGACCAGATTGATGAATTCGTAATTACTTCAGTCAACAAAGAAGGTGAGATTGAGATTTCAGTTTGTGCTCGTGATTTTGTCGGTGCAATAGGCATGTTTGAAGCCGGCAAGCACTCACTGCTCACGCAACAGATGTTTGACGAATGAAATTAACGCATGAACAGGCCTTGCATTGTGCCAAGGTCTTTGAAGATTATTTCGGAGATTTCAGTCGTATTGACGAATACATGCGAGATCAGAAGTTAAACTCTCTCGCAGAATTGCCATTTGCATTGCCTGGTTGTGGACCCGAAGAAGATTTGTTCTCTGATTTCAATATGAATCCACAAGATATGGATTTTGAAATCGTTGAACTTGAGGCTGCACGTTGGCAATTATACCTTGATATCATTTCATCACATAACAATCTGTCCAGTCCTGGCCGTAATGTTCGTTTGGCTATTCTAGAAAAGAATACGAAAAAGTGGGTTGGTTTTATTCGTATTGGTTCTCCTGTTATCAATATGAAGCCGAGAAATGAACTGCTTGGTTATGTGATGACAAATGAGATTGAAACCACCAGATCGTTTAATAATTCTGCTGGCATGGGTTTCGTTATCGTACCTGCACAACCATTCGGTTACAATTATATTGGCGGTAAGTTACTGGCTGGTATTTGCTGTTCTCATGAGGTGAGGACGATTCTCAATAACAAATACAAGATGAACACTTGCCTGTTTGAAACTACCAGTCTCTATGGAACTACAAAGCAAGTGTCGCAATACGACGGAATGAAGCCGTTTCTACGCTTCGGAGGTACCACCGATTCAGACTTCTTACCGATGATGCACGGAAAACCATACGAAGACCTCAAGAATTATGTTGAAGGTATTGTTGGTCAATTCATTCCTGCTGATGCTTCTAGTCGTAAACTCAAGATTTCTAATGCAATTATCTCCATGACCAAAGTGGCATTAAAGAGTCATAAAGAAGATTATGATAGGTTTATGGCTGTTATTGAGAAGGCCAAAGGTCTGACTGAGAGAAAACGATACTACTATTGCAGTTATGGTATCAAGAACTATAAAGATATTGTTGCAGGAAAGACAGATACTATTATCAAAGATGAGAACTTTGAGAAACACCATCTAGAGAATGTAATTGACTGGTGGAAGAAGAAAGCCACCAATCGTTATGAAACTTTGAAAACTGAAGGCCGTCTAAGAACTGAAATTGAAGTCTGGACTGGCGATAAAGAGATTGACATTATTCGGTAACCGTGGTAGGATAAATACTCTATTCATAAAGGAGTATAGATGGCCGAAGGAATCTCAGGCGCTGGTGCCGAGGTAACAGCACTAGCAGAAAGTTTACAAGCATATGCTTGTGCTACTCGCCAACATCTTGGTAAAGACTTAACTGATGTAAGCCAAATAACATCTAAAACAATTGGTGATGCCGATTGCGATAGAAAACTTGAGGCTTGTCTAAAAGGACTAGATGCTGGTTGGTATCACAGCGTTATCGTCACAGCCAATGCTATATTCAAAACAATACGACCAAGTGGTAAATATATCTTTTATCGTGGTGGTAATCTAGTTGGTCAAATCTATAAAGAATTCAGTAAGTTTAGAAAAGAATCTGGCCTGACAGGTGACGATAAATGGAATCCTGCCGACATTTGGATGGTCAAAAAAGGATTTAAATTTCAATCTGATTGGCCAACATTAAGAGACTACAATCGTTATATCTTTGATGAATTCGCACGTAAGAATTTAATTGGCATCTCTCTGAAAAAAGTTCCAAAAGGTGATGCTCACTCTAAGATTTTCAATGATGGTAAACCATTGATTGCAAAATGGAATGGTTACAAACTTGGTGGTAATATGTTAGATTCTAAAGACATATACTTGAGATACGTTTCTGAAGGAAAAGAAGGAGAAATACAGTTGAGAAATTTCTCCAGCCGACCAGTTACAAGTTCATGGCAAGGTGAAATTAAAGGTAAAACTGCCGCCGGCGGAAAGATTGGCGGCGGTATTGTTATGGAAGCAGCCTTGCAATCTGGTATCATTCGTGTTAAACTTATGATACCAAGTGCATTTCAATCTCAAATCGCAAAACCAAGTGAACAAACCTTTAAACAATTTGCAACTATGTTCAAGTCATTAAGCGGTTCTAGAGATAGCATAGATAATTTAGTCAAGCAAGCTAAGATTGGTCAGAAACAAGATCAGACTTGGTGGATGTCTAAGTTTTTAGGTGTGCATTATGTTTATACAATACTAAAAGAAAAAAGAGAAAATGAAGTTGTTAAATGGTTATTTGAGTACGGTTCATCCGCAACGAAAAACAGTAGCATATTCATAAAGTTCAGTTAAATGAAATTTCAAGAATTCCTTACAGAAGCCAAAGAAGGCAAAAACGTACACCTAGAACATATTGAAGATGAGATTTTAAATCGTGGCGTTGTCGGTGCGAGAGACGCAATTAATTTTCTGCAATCTCTACGTGACATGCTTGCTGGCAACTCACAATCAAAAGTGAATATCACTACAAAATGGGATGGCGCACCTGCCATTTTCTGTGGTATCAATCCAGAGAATGGTAAATTCTTTGTTGGTACTAAGTCAGTATTCAATAAGAGTGCCAAATTAAACTACACAGAAAAAGATATTGACGAAAACCATCCTGCCGAAGGTTTGAATAAGAAACTCAAGTATGCTCTCGCATATTTACCAAAACTTGGTATCAAAGGTATCTTACAAGGTGATATGATGTTCACCAAAGGCGATCTTAAAAAGGAGACAATAGATGGTGAACAGTACATTATATTCCAGCCAAATACTATTGTTTACGCTGTTCCTGTTAACACTAAGTTGGCGCAGTCGATGATGGCCGCACAGATCGGTGTCGTGTTTCATACATCATACACCGGTCGTACAATGGAAGAAATGAAGGCATCTTTCAACATTGATATTGGTCGTTTACAACACACCAAAGATATTTGGTTCCGTGATGCATCATTTACTGATGCTTCTGGTTCTGCCACATTTACCGAACAAGAAACAAAAGCAATCACCAGTATTTTATCGCAAGCCGGTTCCACATTTAAAACTATACCTGCTTTAGTATTGAATCGTATCGCATCTAGTGATACACTATTGACTTATATTAAAACATTCAACAATTCAAAAGTGCGTGCTGGTGAAAAGATTAAAGATACGAGAGCACATACAATTGAATTGATTCGTTTTGTGGAGAACAAGTTAAATAAAGATATTGCCGACTCTAAGAAGTTAGAAACAAAACAGAAACGTGTTGCCGAAAAAACTGAAGTGATGCGCTTCTTTAGAAGTTATTCGTTAAACCTAAAACAGATTTTTGATCTACAAAATCTAATTGTTGAGGCCAAGACAATGGTTGTTCGTAAGTTAGAAACAGTTAAGTCTATTGGTACTTTTGTTAGAACAGACAGCGGATTTAGAATTACTGCACCTGAAGGATTCGTGGCAGTTGATCGTCTAAAAGGTAATGCAGTTAAATTGATTGATCGCCTTGAGTTTAGTCAGGCAAACTTTAATGCACAGAAAGCGTGGGACAAATGAAAAGTTTTTTAAATTTTTTAAAAGAATCCGATACTACACACGCGTTCAAATTGGAAGAAAAATTAACGAAACATTTAAAACGACATGGTGCTATGGACAAATCAGTCAAAGCCGCAGGTTCTTCTGGTGGCCACGACTTTCATATTTTACATCCTAATTCTAATGAAAAGGTTGGCGGCGTATTCAAAAAAACAATTCATGGAGAAACGAAAAAAAGCATTTCTGGTGCAAAATTAGGATCTGTTGCAATTAGATATCATCCTAAAAAAGGTTGGCATATAAGTGATGATACGAGAAGTAAAAAACCAAATTTGTCTGCGGAAATAGAAAAAAGTACAGTCAATGGTATTCCAATTTTTAAACATATGAATAAACATTGGGGCAAACCACAAGAAGGAAAAGTTTTAGAAGGATTTAAAACCGACCATACTGATATGAAACCTGCACATGCTTATATGAAAGACCATGATGTTCATGTCATACATATACATGATAGGGGAACATATAGAGCAGGAAAAAGTCATAGATCGGATACACATTCAACAGGACTCCCAGTATTAAAGGGCACCGGCCATTTTCAAATTTCAACGGAAAGATTGGGAGGAGGACAGAATGAAAGTGGAACTGGAATGCAAATTAATTTTAGAGCACATCCAAAAAGTGTTGAACACTCTACCCACAATATTTCTACAAAAAAAGGTTTGGAAGAAGTTTTGAATAATATGAGAAAGAAAAAATAATGGCTTACGATATCAGTAAAATTCTAGAAGAATATGGTGAAGATGATTTCGGTTTCTCGGCTGTATCTGAAGAAGAATACAATGCTGTCATTACTGAAAAAGTAGATACGGTTGAAGAATATAAAGCGAGATTGGAACAATTAGAAAAATTGGTTTTGCCATTCTTCACTAAACTACTGAAAACTTCTGACAAAGAGTATATCTATTGGCCAAATCGTAAGGCATTAGTTGAGGCACAAATCCAGAAAATTCTGGCTTTAACGAGGGAAAACGTATAAGTATATTATAATTGGAGTTATTATGGAAAAAGTTGATTTAATTATTGGTTGTACCACAAACTATGATTGGCCCAAACTAAAGTATTGGGTCAACTCTATCAATAAGTCAGGTTTTAAAGGTGACAAGATGCTTGTCATGATGAACGCTGACGCACAAACAGTTCAAGAAGTTAAGAATGCCGGCTTCGGTATTATTGGCTTTGGTAATGATGATAAAGGCAATCTAGTCTATTCATCTAATATGATGGTTCATGTCGAACGATTCATTCACATCTACAACTACATCAATCCAGAAAGACATCGTTATGTTATTACAACAGATGTCAAAGATGTGGTCTTTCAGAAAAATCCATTTGAGTTCCTAGAAAATAATCTAGGTGATAAAAATCTAGTCTTTGCATCGGAAAGTATCCGTTACAAAGATGAACCGTGGGGCAATGAGAACCTCATGCAGACCTTTGGCCGTTTTGTTTACGACCGATTTAAAGACAACGAGATTTATAATGTCGGTGTTCTAGGTGGTAAAGCTGAGGCGATGAAAGATTTGTGTTTGAATATCTTTGTCTCTTGTCTAAACAAACCAATTTCAATTTGTGACCAATCAACATTTAATTTTCTGATCTCACAACAACCATATAAAGACACCTCTCTCTATATGAAATCCGAAGATGGTTGGGCATGTCAACTTGGTACTACGGCTGACCCCAATAAAGTTGAGGCCTTCAAACCATTCTTATTAGAAGAATCTCCAAAAATGAGTAAAGGTATTATTCAAACGTCAACAGGAAAAGAATACTATATTGTACACCAGTATGACCGAGTTCCTGTTTGGAAAAGATTAATTGAATCAAGGTTCGCATGAAGAAACGTATACTATATGTGGTGCATCGTTATGCGCCTTATCCTGGTGGGTCCGAGAACTATGTTCGTGATATGGCTGAAGAAACTCTCAGTCGAGGCCATGAAGTATGGGTATTTGCAGGTGAACACAAAGGCGATTTAAATGGTGTCAAAGTAACTGGTGATGGTAAAATCTTCAGTGAAAAGTTCGACCTGATTGTTGTTCATGGTGGTGATGTTGGTTTGCAAGATGCAGTTCTACGTCATTCACATGTCATTCAATCGCCAATGGTTTTCATGTTGATTATTCCATCTGAGAGTGAAACATATAAGTTTGCCATGCAGCACGTTAAGTATATTGGTTGTTCAACAAAAGAAGATTGGGCATTTGTTAAAGAAAAGAAACTACTACACAAATCACGTAGAATCATTCATGGCATTGATGAAAAGATTTCTGTCGGCATGCCAGGTTTTCGTGAGAAGTATGGCATCAAAACTGAGTTAATGTTTCTTTCCTGTGGTGGTTATTGGCCAAATAAAGCCATGCACGAATTGGTAGATGTATTCAATAAAGTTGATCGTTACGACATTACTCTCGTATTGACTGGCTATGACAATCGACACAATTTAATTCCTCAAGAATCTGAATATGTAAAACCATTAATGATTGATAGTCGTGAAGATGTTATGTCTGCCATTCGTGAAGCCGATCTTTATATCATGCACTCACATAGAGAAGGTTTTGGTTTAGTACTGCTAGAATCCATGTTAAATAAAACTCCATGGGCAGCCAGAAACATTGCTGGTGCTAAATTGATGAGCGATTACGGATTCGCATATGATACTGATGAACAATTATTAAAGTATATGAAAGAATTTAAATCTCTCAAAGGTACAATGAGAATTGATAATGCATATGAATATCTAATTCACAATCATTTAATTAGACATACTGTTGATGATATTTTGGAGTTGGCATGAATTTTACTTTTGGTATTGTTACACTATATGAAAATCTAGAACAAATAAAAGAAGTTGTTTCATCAATTCGCAATTTAAGAATTAAAAATTATGAGATTTTAATTATTGGCGATGGCACCAATGAGTCAGATTTTAAAGAATCGGTTGATTTAAAGAAGATAAAATTTGATGAGACAGTAAAACAAGGATGGATTACACGAAAGAAAAACGTTCTTGTGGATTCAGCTAAATATGATAATGTTGTCGTGATGCATGATTATTATCTATTTGATAATTTTTGGTATAAAAACTTTTTAGAATTTGGTGATGATTGGGATGTTTGTAGTAATGCACAGTTATTGATTAATAATAAAAGACATTTTACAGATTGGGTTATTTGGGATTCACCAATATTTCCTAGATACTCAGCAATTCCATATCATGATTGGTCTCAAACAAGATGCATGTATCAGTCAGGTGGATACATGATCGTCAAGAAAGATTTCTATAAAAAGTTTCCAATGAACGAAGACATGACTTGGGGTTCGGCCGAAGATGTTGAGTGGTCTTTGCGTATGCGTACAAGTGCAAACTGGAAATGTAATGGTAAATCAATTGTAAAACATAATAAGGTACATCGTGATGCAAAATAAATTAGTTATCTTTGATTTGGATGGCGTTCTCATTGATTCCAGAGAACTTCATTATCATGCACTCAATGATGCTCTTGCAAAAGTAGGCCAAGAATTTGTCATTAGTCGTGAAGAACATTTGAGTACATATGATGGTTTAAATACCACACGCAAACTTGAAATGTTGTCTGAAAGAAAAGGCCTTGATCGTAAATATTTCGACCAAGTATGGAAAGATAAACAGACAGAAACATTTAAATTGTTGCGTGAATTACCAAGAAATCATACGGCAGTTTATATCATATCACAATTAAAGATACGCGGTTGGAAAGTTGCTGTTGCAAGTAATTCAATCCGTGAATCGGTTCGTATTGCTCTTAATGCAATTGGCATTCTTGGTGATGTAGATTATATCGTTTCTAATGAAGATGTGAAAAGACCAAAACCATTTCCCGAAATGTATTGGCAATGTATGACTGCTTTGAATGTATTACCAAAAAATACTATCATTGTAGAAGACAGTCACATTGGCCGGCAAGGTGCGATTGACTCTGGTGGTACTTTGTATCCAGTAGAAGATTCTAAAGATTTAAAAGCTCTTCGTTTCATGGAAAGAATTGAAGAATTTGAACGTGAACACAAAGAAGTTGTAATTCCGTGGAGAGATAAGAAATTGAATGTGTTGATTCCTATGGCTGGTGCTGGTTCTAGATTTGCACAAGCAGGTTATACTTTTCCAAAACCACTTATTGAAGTTCGTGGTAAACCAATGATTCAAGTTGTTGTTGAGAATCTGAATATTGAAGCTAACTACATTTACATCGTACAGAAAGAACATTACGAAAAGTATAATCTAAATTATCTTCTAAGTCTGATAACACCAGGATGCAAAATTGTGCAAGTCGATGGCCTGACAGAAGGTGCTGCATGTACGACACTTCTTGCAAAAGAATTTATCGACAATGATGCACCATTGGTTATGGCAAACTCCGATCAGTTTGTTGAATGGAATTCTAACGAATGTATGTACGCATTTAGTGCTGATGATATTGATGGTGGTATTCTGACATTCAAGGCCACACATCCAAAATGGTCATATGCAAAACTGGATGACCATGGCTTTGTGTCTGAAGTTGCAGAAAAGAAACCAATTTCAGATAATGCGACAGTAGGCATTTACTACTGGAAACATGGTTCTGATTATGTCAAATATGCTGAACAGATG